ACTATTGCTCAATTCAACACGGCTTGTTCTGATGCAGATTTTGTAACGCTGGCTGGCTCAGAATCGCTTACCAACAAGACTATTTCAGCAACAGGGCAAATTAAGTCGTCTTCTCCTTCTGCTGGCGTTGGATATGACACTGGTGCCGGTGGAACCGTTACGCAGGCAACTAACAGAACTACCGCTGTCACGTTAAACAAAATATGTGGTGAAGTGGTTACTGTGTCTGCTCAAACGCTCACTGGCACAGTAACAGATTTTACGGTCAACAATTCAACAGTTGCAGCAACAGATAATGTACTAGTCAATGTAAAAGGCGTTGTTGGCGGCAAATATTCCGTAGAGGCTAAAGCGATTGCTGCCGGATCGTTCGTGATTCAAACCCACACGATCACGCAAAATGTCACGGATGAAGTATTGACGTTTAATTTCTCCGTTATCAAATCGGTGAACGCATAATGACTACAGCAACTCTGGCTGGTGGATTCACTTACGAAGAATTATCGTTTGATTCGATCACACCTAATTCTGGTCCGACAGCGGGAGGAACTAATGTAACTTTAACTGGTGTTGGGTTTGATTCAAGTCTAACAACCGTTAAGTTTGGTGAGACTACTGCTGAAAATATTGTGGTAGTCAGCGACACAGAAATTACATGTGATGCGCCAGTCACCGCTGCTGAAGGCTCTGTCGACGTAACAGTTATTCAAGATGCAACGGAATCCATTATTGAAAATGGATTTTTATATTACATTTTGCCTACTGCTGTTTATAGTATATCTCCAAGCTCTGGAGCACAAGCTGGTGGCGAAACTATTACTATTTCTGGACAGAATTTTGACGCCAGCACGACCATTAGCATTGGCATAAACCCATGCACTTCCGTAACGTTGGTTGACGCTCAAACAATCACATGTGTAACTCCTGCTGGGACGCTCGGCGTAAAAGATGTCATTGCTGACGGCGATAACGGCGAATATACTTTATATGATGGATTCACATATTATGATAGTCAGCTAACCATTACGTCAGTATCTCCAGCTGTAGCATATCCCATTGGCACTGGAAATATCACAATTTTTGGTTATAATTTTGATGTAACCACTACCATTACAATTGATGGTGTAGCAGTAGAGGATTTAACCTATACCAGCCCAACAGTGATGATAGGCACTATCCCTGCTGGCGCTGTCGGATCAAAGAATGTTGTCGCAACCAAGGGCGGGGAAATTTACACGCTATATGATGGATTTACATACATTCAACCATTAACTATAACAAGCGTTAGCCCCAATCAATTGGACGCTGCTGGTGGTGACAATATCACTATCACTGGCACTAGTTTCAACGAAACAACGTCCATTGCAATTAATGGGTCTGCTTTAATTGATCCAGTGCTTGTCAGCGGCACTAACATTACCGGGACAAGTCCAGCCAATCCGTCAGGGCAATGGTCAGTGACGGCAACACAACGTTCTGATGTAGGCTATGAATCATATACGTATGATTCTGTGACCTATCTGAACGAAACAAGTCTTGGTGGTAGATCAATCAAAGATACATATGACGGGCTGTTATATATTGATGGTGGACTTACTGCTGAATTAAAACCAATTAGGGACGCTAGCGGTAAGGTTTTGCCAATTCAAGTATCTACCACAGAAGTCAAAATCTTTGATTTCGTGCTAACATCAGAGGGTATTTCAAATGCCAGCGATTGATAACGTTAATCGTGTTGTTTCTGTCACTGACTTCAATCAAAGGGCAGGAGAAATAACATTCTGGGGAACCCCTGAAGAAAATGCAGCAAAAGCTGAAATAGACACTGATGCATTTAATGCAGCATTAGGTTTTATACAACAACAAACTAATACGGAGGATAAACACGTTTATTCTCTGCACATCCCATTTGGTGAGTATTATTTAACCAAACAATTCATTTATAACAGCACAAAAAACGGTTTAACTATAACGAGTGACCCCAGGGCTAAATTATATTGGACTAGCTCATCAAATTGTGGGTTTAAAGTTATATCTGGTATTGCAATGAATTGTAACTTGCAATTGCCTAGGATGTATAGTAGTGCTTTTTATAATGAATCAAAACAGTATGAGGGTCCGGACAAATACCAAATCGACGCCCGTGGAGATTATAATTTATCGCTGCGACAGGGCATTGGTTTGGAAATTAATGGCGGTTCGTGGCACACGATATCAGCAGAACATATGGCTGGCTGGGCAACGGCTTGCTATATAAATTCATCTTTTGAATCGTCAGATAATATTAACATCAACATTAATACTTTTGATCTTTGTAATAAGGGGTTTCATTTTCAGGCAGCTAATGGCAATAGATTATCAAGTGTATTTGCTCAAGTTAACACGGCATTTTGCAAGCATCCAATTTTTATAAGCGGCTGGTCTGAAGTTGCTTTTTGTAACCTGAACATAACAACAGCAGCATTTGTAAATGAAAAGAACGGGTGCGTCGTTTATGGAGAAGGAAACAAAATTGTAAACAATCACATAACAGTTAACAGTGCTGTTGCTGGTTTATATTATGACACCAGCACTACCCAGGGCAACGATTATTTTATTTGCCCATTCCTCGGCGGAAATCAAACATCTTTGGAGTCTCAAGCCATTAATGCCGGACAGTCTGTTGGCTATTTTGGCGGTTCAAACAACGTTATTCGATTTACCCCAATAAATCAATATCCGGCATTATCAAATATGGAGGTATACCCTGGTGGACCGTCGATACCCCCTCCTGGATATAGTTATGTTCCAAAAGGCCCAGACGGAACAATTAGGATAAGGGATGCTGGCTTTGGAAATGACATCAGGATCAACGGATCAATTGCCACATCAAATGCCGTGTACCCATATAACACTGCAAATATCCCCATTCCTTTGGTCCCTACCGATGTTGAAGCCACATTTAATGATAGTATAGGTGGAGCACCATATTTCGACAAAGTTTTGGTGTCGGCGAATTTAGGTAGGACATCAGCAAATGCCGCTGTGAGTGGTAATTATTACATGTTCCATCAGTATATCCCATTGAATAACATTGATAATAACAGACCAATTAAAGTGTATCCGGCAAATTCAACTGCACTTAATTCGGGAGTGACGGCTGTTGCTGTGATAGTGCCAAATGTCCCCAGGTGTATATCTATAAAATTCTTTGCTAACAAAGCACTTATTAACCCAACAACACTCAATTTTTGGGTTGAGTTATAATGCCAACAGCCACTCTAGTCAACGGATTTACATACGTTATGCCTACAGAAGCATATTACACAATTACGCTTGTGCCTCCTGTCGGTGCTTGTTTTGGGCAATCTTATGTAAACGTGTACTTAGGTGGCACTAAGACTCAAGCGACGATCTACAGCGATGCTGACCTGACTAACGAAATTAGCCAGCCATTTGCCCTAGCATCAGATAACGTCATCTCATTCTGGGTGGCTGATGGTGGACTGACTTACGATGTGCAAGTGTTTGGCGGCAATCTCTGCCGTCCTGCTTGGGTATATGACGTTGGAAGCATATCCAGCACGATCTGGGAGCTTGACGATAGCCTCTGGGAAGAAAATCCTAATCTCTGGGCATCAACCAATCCCATAGCTATCTCTGACACATCTGGAGGCGCTGTAGGGCGCATTCAGAACGTAGGACAGATGTATACAGGCTTTGACCTAGTTAAAGCCGCTATGAGGCTTATACAAGTCTCTGCAAGCGATACTGACCTGACTGCTGCTGAGCTACAGGATGGCATCGAGTCATTGAATCGCATGCTGGATCAATGGGGTGTAGAGGAACTCATGCTCTATCATGTAGTGCGTGAGACTTTCCCGCTAGTTAATAGCCAGAACCCCTACACGATTGGCTATGGCGCTGACTGGAACACAATCAGGCCAACTAAAATTGTTGATGCGTATTTGACTATCCAGACTGGCTCTTTGCCAGTAGATTATCCAATGCAAATCATCAATTACGATGACTACAACGCTATCAGGCTCAAAACGCTATCGACAAATTTTCCAAGCTATTTGTATTATGATGCTGATTTTCCGATGGCTAGTTGCTACATTTATCCTGTATGCGCTGCTAGCAACGAAAGCATCACGATCACATCATGGAAGCCACTGTGCCTGATCAATGATCCTACTTGCTATCTTGAGCTTCCTCCCGGCTACTGGGAGGCTATTGTATTCAATCTGGCTATCAGGATAGCGGAGGAATATCAGTTTGACATTAGGCCAACTACTGTTGCTCTTGCTCAAAATGCGTTGCGCATCATAAAGCGCATGAATCAACGCACCATGACACTACAAACTGATACAGCATTACTCAACACCAGTCAGATGAGATATAATATATATTCTGATGGATATGGACGCTAATGCCAGAACAAGCCAAACTTCCACTCCTTGGCCCAGGAATTTCAGGACGATCTAGGGCTATCTCTGCCCAGAAGCGGCAGAATCTTTACATGGAAGTCAAACAGGAGGCTGATAAAAGCAACCTTGTTGCTTACGGCACTCCAGGCTTACGGCTGTTCGCTGACCTCGGTAATCAGCCAGCCCGTGGACTCTGGTGGTTTGAAAAGTACAATACGTTGTTCGCAGTTGCGTATGACCAGTTGCTTGAGATACGTGGTGATGGAACCTACGTAGAGCATGGCCAGCTAGAGACTACTACTGGCAACGTCAGCATGGCTGACAATGGCCTGCAACTGATGATAGTGGATGGTCCAGATGGTTACATTTTTACTCCTATATCTGCTGATCTTAGTTATAGTCGCACTAGCACTACCGTCACCGTAACTGAAACCCTACACACGAGAAAAACTGGTGAAACTGTACATGTGGTGGGTGATGATAATGTACCTACTGGTGATTATGTTGTTTCTAACCCTAGCTTTATTATCGGAACCAACAACCTTGTCATTGGGCAGCAATATGTAATTACTGTTCCAGGCAATGCTGATTGGGCCACGCTAGGCGCTAATTCAACTGAATACGGAACTGTCTTTGCGGCTATCGCTACAACCACAACAGGCACTGGCACTTGCGTGCCAGCCAACACATGGCAATTGACGACTGTTGGCTCTGGCTCAGTCACTGGCTCTATCAAAGTCCAAAATGATTTCCGTAATATTACTTCCGCTTATACTGGCGTTGATTTCCCTGGCGCTAACACAGTAGCATTCATTGATAGCTATTTTGTCATCAACAACCCAAATAGCAAACAGTTCTGGCTATCTGGATCATACGATGGCTTTTATTGGGACCCGCTTCAATATGCCAGCAAAGAGGCGTATACTGATGAATTGCAAGCAGTTACCGTAGACAATGGCAACATTGTCCTACTTGGCACAATTTCACAAGAGTATTGGCAGAACAATGGCGGCTTTCCATTCCCGTTTGCACGTATATCAGGCTCCCCCACGGATGTCGGACTTGCTGCTAGGTGGAGTATGGCTCGTTGTGCTGGCATGCTTTTTTATCTTGGCCGTACTCGTCGCGGTGGTCTATCAGTCTTTAGCGTTAACAATTACGCCCCTACTGTCGTTTCTACCCCGGATTTAGATTATCTGATCAGCCAGTACCAGAATGTTGGTGATGCCGTAGCGTTTGGCTATCGTCAGAATGGCCATGAATTCTATCAAATTAGCTTTCCAACTGAGGGCAAGACTTGGCTCTACGATGCCACTACAGAAGCATGGTCAGAACTGATCTCTGGCAAAGAGACTAGGCATTACGCGCAATGGGGCGCTCAATTTAAAAATGAAATCGTAGTCAGTGACTATCGCAATGGCAAATTATATAAACTTGATCCCAATTACTATACTGATAATGGGGATACTATTGTTAGAGAACTGATTACGCCGCATACGTTTGCGCCAACATCATTCAATAAACTGCACATTTATCGTTTGCGTCTTGATATGGAACAAGGCGTAGGTTTGCCAATCTTTGATTCCACGGTCAATCTGAGTACTGGTGATGCTGATATCATTACCGAATCAGGCGAATATATTCTAGCTCAGGATGATATTGCAGACCCAAGAGAAAGCGATCATCCGCAAATCATGCTGCAAGTAAGCCGTGATGGCGGATATACCTATGGCGATGAGATGTGGATCAAGATGGGTGCGTTAGGCCAGT